TCAACGGCAGAGCATCCGGCTGTTAACCGGAGGGTTGTAGGTTCGAATCCTACCCGGGGAGCCATTTGAATCTTGTGCGAACTCGCCGAGTGCAAACTGCACTTCGGCGAGTTCTTTTTTATCCACACCTCCCGAATGGTAGTTCAGAACTGCCACAGCGTAGTCCTCAAACAAAAACACCTGGTTCGCGAATGCGGCTATCAGCAGCTTGTCATCGCCGAATTTCGGAAGGTCAAGCAAGAACTCCACGAACTGCCCTTCATCGAAGGCCCCTTGTTGCGCTTCAAGGGTCGCCAGCTCGGCTCTCGCAGCTCTCTCAGCCGCGTTCAGCTCCTCGATGCGCTCCTTTGCGCCGTTGGGTACAACCCCCTGCTCTATGGCCGCGAGAATGTTTCCATTGGACTTCTTGATATCGGCAATGCGCTTGGCAATGTCGTTGCGCTTCGCTTCCGCGTCGCCTGACTTTGTATGCTCGGAGACGAGGTGCGCGATTTTGCGAACCTCGTCCTCGGATGCGATCTTGCGGCGTATGGCGTCTGCCACCGCGCCCTCGAGGAATTCCTTGCGAATCTGCTTTCGGGCGCACTTGCTCTTGCGCGGGCATCCGTAGTAGCAATACTTGTCTCCCTTGCCGTTCCTGGCAGAGTAGCCGACCATCGAGCTTCCGCAGAGCGAGCAAACCAGCTTTCCGGTGAGCAGGTACTCTTCCCATTCTTCTTTCGCGCGGTTCTTCTTCACGATGACCCCCTGTGCTTTGATATACGTTGCGTCGTCAATGATTCGCGGCATGCCGCCAGGGGTGCGCACCTCTCCCCAGATGTACACGCCGGTGTACTTCTCGTTGTGCAGCATCCGATGGACGAACCCGTAGTTTGCCGGTTTGCCCGTGGTCGTGGTGATGCCGCGTGCCCTTAGCGTCATCGCGATGGAGTTGATAGTTTCACCGGCTATATAGCGGTTGAAAACCTCGCGTACGATGCGGGCCTCTGATTCGTTGATGACGTACTTGTTCGTAATCGGGTCAACCGAGTAACCGAACACCCTATCGCCGTTATACAGACAATCGAGCGCTTTGCCGGTCATAGCGTTTTTGGTGCGGATGGAGTTCTTGATCGATTCGCACGCAGCCATGCCCTCGAGCATTTTTTCGTAGATGATGCCTTCGGGGGAATCCGGTATGCCTTCAACTGCGGAAAGAACCCTCACGCCCTTCTCGTCAAGGGCCTTTTTGTATATGGCCGGGTCGTATTTTCCGCGACTGAACCTGTCCATCATGTACACGATCACGTAGTCCGAGATGCCGCCTTCGGCTATCATGAGCTGGAACTGCGGTCGGTCGTCGGTGCGCCCCGTTATAGCGTAGTCCGCATAGACTTTTACGACTTCATAGCCCATGCGCACCGCGTATTCCCGGCACACGCGCACTTGGTCATCGATTGATGCTTCGCGCTGTTTGTCGCACGAGAACCGGGCGTATATAACCGCCGTTTTCATGTGATAAAATAGCACCGCCCTCCGGTTCGTCCGGTCGGTATTTTCCTTGAGCCTCGCGCAGGGTTGCAGCCCTTATGCGCGGGGTTTTCTTTTTATCGATCAAGAAAGTTCAGACTTCGCCTGTTCAACGAGTTTGATGGCTTCTTCTTGGCTGTTTCCAGCATCTTTCAGTAGTGAGTTGTATTCAGTTAGACTGTTCGTATCGAGGTCAATCATTGCATTCTGGTACAGTTCTGCGCATTTGTAATAGCATGTTGCGGCTTTACCTATTGAATCCGATGCTTTAACAAGGCTCGTTTGTGCTTCAATGCAGCTTTCAGGAGACTGGACTTCCGAAAGCTCTCCCATCTTTGTAGCGATTCTCGTACCCGCTTCGCGCGCTTTGTCTGCATCGCCCTCTGCTTGCGCCATCGTCAGCAAATCATCAAAGGCAGAACCATCAATGAAGTAGGAAACGGCGGCGCTGTCTCTGTAGTCCTTCACCTCTTGCGATTCGCCATTTGAACATGCAGCGAGCGTCATGCAAACAACTACTGTGGTAAGCACTGCCAAAATACGTTTCATCATTCCCCCTACGCTGTTAGTTGTGTCTTTTGATCATCGGAAATGGGATTATTTTTTACCGCATAAGCTTCGGAGAGACCTCGAGCTGTTGCAAGCAGTGCTTTCTTCCCATCGTCAGTCATACTTCGAAACAATTGTAGAAGCTCCGTCTCCTCTTCCCATGATTTTGATCGTTCTCCATCGCCATAAACCTCGTCTGGCGTCACTCCAAAGAACTGGCACAGCATATACAGTGACCATCCGGTCATATCTGTTTTCTCTGACTCCCAGTTTTGAATAGTGGCAAGCGAAACGCCAAGCTCAGATGCTAGTTGAGGTTGGGTCATATTCCTCGCCTTTCGGAGATCGCGCACCCTATTTCTCATTTCAGCTCCGTTTCTTTGGCGCGTAGGTTCTCAACAGGGAAAAGGATAATACATTAGGTGTTCAAACACAAGAGGTGGTCAATATCACCTAAATAATTAGGGTGAACTCGTTGCTTTTTGCATATTGATAACCTAATATCTTAGGTGCAATAACCTAGAATGATATGGCTTGAAAGGAGGTGAATTCTATTGAGCGGCAAAACTCAGAATGCGCTTGCACTTGCTCGCTTGGAGAAAGGCTACACGCAGGAGCGCTTGGCGTCCGAGAGTAGCACTTCGGTAAAGACGATTCAGCTCTGGGAAAAGATCGGAACCATGAGTGCAAGCGTGCGAAAGCTGGCACCTGTTGCATCGGCGCTTGGTGTCGATATTTCGGACATTCTTTGTTAGGGGGTGCTCTTACGTGCTGTTGACGGAGCAAATCATGTGCGAGCTGCTCTACCAAGCCTTCCTGGAATGGCAGAAGCAGCGCAAGGAAAGCGAGGTGAAGAAGCGTGTTGAGTAACCAAGAGGCATGCGCCTACATGGACAAGCTGAAAGAGCTCACCGAAAAGTGCAATTCGGAAGCTCAAAAGTCTTTGGAACTCATGAGGGATGCTACCGAGCGAGATGACCATGATGCTTTCCTTCGTCACAACGAGGAAGCAGCTAAGTCTATTGCCGCAGCAATGGCGTACAACAATGCCCGGAAATTGTACCTGGAAGGCTTGAACGAGGGCGGCAATGTCTAACCGCTGGAAGCCTTGGGAGCTTGAGCTGCTTTGCCGACGCGCCGACGAGGGGGCCGAGGCCGTTGCTGAGGCGACCGGGCGCACCGTGAAGGCCGTGCAGCACATGGCGTCCCGCATGGCCATCAGCCTCCGAAGGACGTATCGCTGCCCGAACTGCGGCCAAGAAGTCTACTCGCCTCTATCGAGGCGAACCGGATGGTGTCGGGCCTGCTCTGTTGCCCAATCTAGGGACACTGCAGCGGTGAGGAACCGCGAGGTGCGAATGAGGCTCATGGCCGAGAAAAGCAGGGTGCACACCATCGAGAAGGAGCGGGGAAAACTCTACGTGGACACGCACAGAAAGATGTGCGAATTGCGTGAACTGCGGGAAGTAGATGGGAATTCCCAGATCAGAAAGGAGAAGTGAGTGAAAAGGAAAATAGAAAGCGCGCCCAACCGCCAAGTCACGCGCGCTCATGGAAACCCGGCTCTGCGCCGGAAACCACGTCCAAGTGTATCACAGCTCGAAGAGCGACGCGAGAGGACGCTGCGCGTCATCGACCGCATAGCGTGCGCTTTCATCGGTGCGGCGATCATGTACATTCTCGCGCACCTGGCGGCGATGTTTCTATGACGAACGTTCCCAGCATCGCCGCCAAAGGCGAAGCCGATGCAATTGAGGCCGAGGAGTGGGTGGTGGAGAACCCCGAGGCGTGGGACTACATGGTTCGCGTCGCCAAACGCCTTTCCGGTACCGGTTACATATCGGTACGGTACTTGCTCAATATCGTCCGCAACGAGCTTCATATCAGCGTGAAAAACGGTCTGTCGCCGTCGTTCGCCCGCATGATGGTCGCCCAGCACCCGGAGTTTGCCGAATGTATTCGCAGGCACGAGAGCCAGTGTGACGCGTACTTTAGGGGGCTGTATGGGGCCGATTAGGATGACTACGCAAGAGGCACGCGCCTATTTCGAGGCTTGCGGTCTGACCTACGACGACGTAACCGAGGGCGATATTCTCGCGCTCGTGATGATGCTCAACCAGGAAATCAAGCGTGCTGCGAAATCTGGCGAGTGCATCAAAACGATGCACATGAGCAGGAAAATCATCATGAGGAAGAAGAGCAACGGCGTTATAACCTGCTGCTTTCTCTACGCTAACTCCCACTACTTCACGCAGCGGGAGTGCATATCGTTCAACGCTAATGGATTCATCGGCTTTTGCGGGTGGGCCGACGACGATAACGCGGCACCGATCATCAAGGCGTTCATCCGCTGGTGCGACTGCTTGAGCGGCGGTGGCGTTGATGATTGACGCGACCGAAGCCGGATGCACTGGGTTTCGAGACGAGCCGCACCAGGTCATCATCGTAGTTGACCAGATGATAACGTGCGCCCAATCTCAAGAGCTTGGCAAGGTGCTCGGCGCTCATGGCTTCACCGGTCGCTTCGTCGGTGGCACCGTAGCCGAACTTGTGACGCTTGGCGCGAATGTACGCGGGGCGAACAATGGCTAGCGTGACCGTAGACAAGCGCACCGGAAACCTCGTCGTGAGGGCCTACGCGGGCATCAACCCGGAGACGGGCAACCCGCGACAGGTGTCGGAGACGATCAGCCCGGATTCGACCGATGAGCAGATCGACGCGGCCAAAGAGCGCGTCGAGGCCCGCGCGGCGATCACCAAGGGCAACTCCGCGCTCATGACAATAGGAACGGTCGTTGACTACTACTTGGACGGCTGCGCCCTTGGTGAAATGTCCCCGACCACGTTGTCGTCCTACAGATCATACGCCCGCCGCCACGTCAAGCCACGCATCGGCGGCGTCGCGGGCGACAAGGCCGTCCCTGCGGACTTCTCCCGGCTCTTCCGCGATCTCCGGCGTCCCAAAGAAGACGGCGGGGCCGGGTTGTCGTCGGCAACCGTCGCGAAGGTGCACGCGTTCCTGTCGGGATGCTTCAACACCCTCGTGAGCGACGGGGTCATAAGCGCGAATCCCATGATCGGCGTGAAGGTTGACAGGGCCACGTCGCCCGAGGCGGCACCCCTGATGCCTTCTGACTTCGCGAAGCTGCTGACCTACCTCGAGAACGTCCTCTCCTCGCCGGTGGAGGACGACGAAGGCTTCGAGCGGTACATGTTCGCCTGCGCCTACTGGTCGGCGCTGCACAAGGGCGTGAGGCGAGGCGAGCTGTCGGGATTCCAGGACAAGAACTGGGAGTATCGCACCAACATCGACCCGGAGAGCGGAGAGCCGGTGCGGGTGTACGGCTTGCGCGTGGCGACCGTCCTTGCCTACGACAAGGACAACGGCGTCATGGGGAAAGCGGGCAACATCGTGCGCAAAGAGCCGAAAAGTCCCAAGAGCAAGCGCTTCGTATCATCCGATGAAGAAACGAGGGCGTACATAGAGGCTTACAGGACGCTGCGAGACGCGGTGCTGGCCGAGCACGGGGTGGCGGTCGGCGGGGAGACGCCGTTCTTCTGCCATGCGGACGGCGAGCCGGTGGAGCCGTCCGAGTTCACGGACATGCTCAAGCTGCTCGTCGGCAAGCTCGGGTTGGCCCCGGCGACGCACCTGCACACGCTCAGGCACACCCACGCCACCTACCTCATCGAGAACGGCGAGAACCTGAAAGCCGTGCAGGAGCGCCTCGGCCATGCGTCGTTCAAAACGACTATGGACACCTACGGTCATCTGCTTCCGGGCCGGGATATGGCGGCGGCAAAGACGTTCGCCCGCGCATCGAAATCCATGATGCAGCGGGCTTGCAGCGCGCCGCAGGCGCTCTACGCCCCGAAATGCCCGCTGTCTGGGAAAACGTGCGCTCGGTTCGCCGATGCGCGCTTGGAAAAGTAATGCAAGAGAAGAGGGAAGGAGACGAAGAGTGAACGATATGGATTACCGTCTTTTAGACGGTGCGATGAGCGATGCTTACGCATGCCTCGACCGCTTGACCTCGATGCTCGACAAGCTGGCGGTCGTCCGAAGGGATGCCTCGGGGTGGCGGTCGGTTGGAGACACTGCCACGCTCGCTGCATCAAGCGTGGATAACGCTGGCAACGCCGGTGCTGAGGCGGACGCGCACTCGAAGCGCGACAGCGCGCCGCTGTCTGCCCGCATCTTCGGACGGGGCGCTGAGTAATGGCGCGCATGAGGACGATCAAGCCAGAGAGCTGCCTTTCCGAGACGCTTGCGGGGCTGTCAGACCGCGCGTGCCTGCTGTTCGCCTACCTGCCGTGCTTCTGTGACGACGAGGGGCGCATGCGCTACTCCGCAGCCCTCGTCAAGGCGCAGGCGTTCCCGCTGCGCGACGCGATCACCGTTGACGCCTGCGCGCAGCTGGTGGCCGAGCTGTCGCGCGCGGGCCTCGTCATCGTCTACGAGATAGACGAGAAGCGCTACCTGCAGGTGCGCAACTTCGCCGAGCACCAGCACCCCCAGAAGCCCAAGCCGAGCATCATTCCCGCACCCGAACCGTCCGCATACGTCCCCGGTAGCGTACTCGTACCGGAAGCAACCGAAAGCGTGGATACACCTGCGGAAACGCCTGAAACGATCAATGCACCGGACGAGTACGGTACGGATACCGGCTTAAAGGGTAGTAGTAGAGAAGTGGTAGGGGAGAGTAGAGAAGATGGAGGGAAGGGGAAGGCGACGGTCGGGCAGGCCCGACAGATCGTCACCTACCTCAACCACAAGACCGGCAAGAACTTCAAGCACACCACGAAGCAGACGCGCAGCCTCATCAACGCCCGCATGGCCGATGGCTTCACCGTCGATGACTTCATGCGGGTGATCGACCACAAGGTCGCGGAGTGGGCGAGCGACCCGAAGATGGCGGCGTACCTGCGCCCCGAGACGCTGTTCGGCACGAAGTTCGAGGGATACCTGAACCAGCGCACAGCGACGAAGGGGGGCGGCTATGAGCAGTACGACTAGGACGTGCGAGTTCTGCGGCGAGGAGCTTGAGCCGGTAATCGCGCCGAGTCCGTTCAAGCGCGCCAACGGCAAGCACGCTGCCGAGCGCAAGTTCGTCATCGGCTACAAGACGTGCAAGTGCGATCAGGCGCAGGCGAAGCTCGCCGCGATGCTGCGCGAGGACGAGCAGGAGGCCGTGAGACGGGCGCAGAGGGCCGTTGACGCAAAGCTGTCCAAGGCGGGAGTGAAGCCGCGCTACAGGGCCGCGACGCACCCCGAGGAGGGCCTGTGGGAGGAGGTGCGCGACGGTCGGAGCCTCTACATCTGCGGGCGCGTCGGCACCGGAAAGACGCACCTCGCCTCGGCTATCGCCCGCCACCTCGTCCTAGACGGCAGGATGACCGTTCGGATGATGACAACCGTTGACGTGATGGACGCGTTCAAGGCGACGTTTGGCGGCTCCGGCAGCGAGCAGGAGGTGGCGGCGCGCCTCGCGAAGGTCGATGTGCTGGTGCTCGATGACCTCGGCAAGGAGCCTCCGACCGATTGGACGCTCTCTCGCCTGTTCCAGATCGTGAACGCGCGGTACGAGGCCCTGCGACCGGTCGTCATCACAACGCAGTTCGCGCGCTCGGCCCTCATCAAGCGCCTTGCGAAGAACGGCGACGAGGAAACCGCAATCGCCATCGTCTCGCGACTTTGCGAAACTTCGCGGACGGTGACGCTCGACGGGCGGGACAGGAGGCTTTCCCATGACCGCTGAAATCGACCACGAGTACACCGCAGAGGTCGTGTGCCCGTGGTGCGGATACGAGTACACCGACAGCTGGGAGCTGTACGACGAGGGCGACGAGGAGTGCCCGAACTGCTGGAAGCCGTTCAAGTTCACTCGCGAGGTCACAGTGGAGTACAGCACTGAGAAGATCAATAACGATGCAGTACAAGTATCGGATAGCTAAGCAACCCATATAGTATAAGGATGGTATTGAAATGGCGATCAACAAGAATCTGCAATCAATAATCAGGGCGCTTGCCGACAATCGGGCGCACGACGCTCGAGCGTTCGCCATCGACGTGCTTGAACGGGACACGGCGGACAACAACCGATGGTTGCGCGAGCACTGCCTCCCGAGGCTCAAGGAGATAAACGACGGCCCTATCGAGCTTCCGTTTCAGTACAAGGCGTTTCTCACGGTGGAGGAACCGGCGAAGACGTTCAGGGAATCGCGCTACTTCCTGAGTTCTCGCGAGGCTGATCTGCTCCGGCACATCGAGCGCATGCGCGAGGTTGGCGGCAAGCTCGCGGAGATGGGCCTGCGTTACCCGAACGCATCGATCATGTACGGTGAGAGCGGCACCGGCAAGACGATGTTCGGCAGGTATGTTGCCAGCCGGTTCGAGCTGCCGTTCGTATACGTCAACTTCTCGGGCCTTGTCGATTCTTACCTTGGCAGCACCGCGAAGAACATATCAAAGGCATTCGAGTACGTGCGCTCCGAGCCTTGCGTGTTCATGCTCGATGAAATCGACTGCATCAGCGAAAACCGGTCTGCAGGCGGTGCGGACGGCTCCGCTGGCAAGGAGATGAATCGCACGACCGTCACGCTCATGCAGGAGCTTGACAGGCTCACGAACGGCCATGTAGTCCTCGCGGCGACGAACAGGCTGGATATCATTGACAGGGCATTGCTCCGCCGCTTCAGCAGTAAGCACGAGGTCAAGGTGTTCGATTCGGGGGAGAAGTGTGCCATGGTGATCCGCTTGCTTGACGATGTGGGTGTTTCGTATGACGCTGACGACGTTGTGTCATATTGTGTACGTCACGTCGGCGCTCAATCATCCTGCGTAACGGATGCTGTAGAAGCAATCGCAAGGAGTTTGCAGGACGGGCAACCTTTTAGCCTGTGTGCAGCTGCGGACGGAGCGATCAAGGAGGTGGTTGCGCCGTGAGCAAAGAGGACTTGCTGCGCAAGATCAAAGCGCTGGCTCAAAGCGGCGTCGGCGGCGAGAGGGAATCCGCGAACGCCATCCTGGAAAAGCTGATGGAGAAGTACGGCATAGAGGAATCGGAACTAGGGCAGGAAGCCGTTGAGCTGAACTGGTTCAAGTTCAAAAGCGATCTTGAGGCCAAGCTGCTGAGCCAAGTCATGTACATGGTCGTGGGGCCTTGTCAGGAATATGTGAGGCGCGATGCGATGGGGCGCAGGATGCGACAGCGCGGCGTCTGTTGCACGAAGGCGCAGGCTATCGAGATCGAGTATTGCTACTCGTTTTACAAGGATGCCCTGAACGAGGAGCTGCAGGACTTCTACACCGCCTTCTTGTACAAGCACATGATTTTCCCCAGCACGCAGCCCGAGAGCCAGGACGATGACGAGCCGCTTGATAAGGCCAAGCTGAACAAGATCGCTGGAATGATGCGGTCGATGGACGATAGGGAGCTGCGACGGGCGCTCCCGGAAGAAACGCGAGGTGCGTAATGCCTATCAAGAACGAAGGTTCTAGCCTCCTAGGCGGTGGGTTTGAAAGGAAAATCTATGAGCGCTAAAACATGCCGGACGTGTGCGAACTTCATGCAAGACGCCAAGTGCCAAGACTATGGTGCGTGCGCGCTAAGCATTTCTGATTGCCGCGACCGCTACGAGTGCATGGCCGCAACCGACGTATGCAACGAGTGGGAGGAGCAAGACGTTTCGGCCACCAACCACCAGGCGTTCTTCGGCACGCCGGAGCTGGCTGCGAGCACAGCCGTCGAGCACTACGTGGACGCTCTCACCAAGGCCCAGATGGTTCGGGTGACGCATGCCGAGCGCACGGTGGCCGTGCTCAAGTCCCGTTACTACGGCGTTTGGCTGAAACGGAGGGTGGACGCATGACGATCTACGGAAACCGGGAACCGAACGGCTGTGCCGGGTGTCTCGTTCTGCTCGCGTTCTTCGCCGTCGCCTCCTACGTGGTATGGGAGTTCGTGAGCTGGGTTTTCAGGGCGGTGGCGTCGTGATTCTGAAAGAGGGCGACCGCGTGACCATGTGCGTGCGCCAGGCATTCGTAGGGGGCATCAGGCGCGGAGTAATCGTCCCCGACTTCGGAGCAGACGGGAGCATGGATTATTTCGACCTGTACAACGAGAGTGGGGTACTTGCGTGCATGGACGGCGAAACGTGCACCGTCCGGTCTTGCGGCAAGGATGGCGTCATGCTGGAAAACGCGGAAGGGGAGGTGCCGGTGCGCTTCTTTCTCAAATGGGACGAGTTCGACCAGTATTGCTCCCCTCGCATCGGTGGTAGCCGTGGCTAAGCTGCGTTCGTTCTGCCCGTACTGCGGGCGCATCGTTCCCGCTGGCCAGAGCTGCCCTTGTCGTCCCAGGCCAAAACGCAAGCCCACGCAAGGCGACAAGACGCGCGACCAGCGCGAGCCGTGGCGTGCGCGCTACGGCAGGGCCGAGTACCAGCGCAACAGGCAGGAGGCCATCAGCAGATCGCACGGGCTGTGCGTTGATTGCAGTACGGTGTGCGCTGTGTACCGCAACGGCAGATGGTACACGTCCGGGCTTGGCGGCGAGGTCGATCACCTTGTGGCCCTCGAGGACGGAGGCAGCGACGAGGTGGAGAACCTGGCGTTGCGGTGCAAAAGCTGCCACGGGCTGCGTGATGCTAAAAGACGCAGGTCAAAAAAGAGTAAATAAGTATTACACTTCGTATTGTCCTAAGAGTAACACGATGTTATACTTAGGCCACGGACGAAAGGAGGGCAAGCATGCAGCCACCGAAAGTCCGGGAAGTCATCAGCCGGTTGGAACGCGAGGGCTTCGAGCTGGCGAGGTGCGGCGGGGGTCGGAGGATTTACCGCAAGGATGATCGAACGGTGACCATCCACGGCAAGGACAACGACCCAGTAGACCGAGGCACCTACGGGGCCATCAAACGGCAGGCTGGCTGGTAACGAAGAGGGCCGGGGGGTTGTCCCCCGGCCCCGACAGAAGCCCCGATGCTGATACTTGGCGGTAGCGCATCGGAACGACGAAAGGATTGTACCATGCCCGAAACAACCACCGGAGCCCGCACGGTCGCCTTTAGCGCGAACATCGAGATCGTCAAGAACGATGATATTCCGATCTACTGGGACGTGATCTTCAACGGAGAGAAGAGGGGCGGGATCGGAATCAACTCCTTCGGCGAGTTCAACGTGTGCATGCAGGACGGCATCGACACCTACAGCGATGAATGGCCACTCGACAGCCTGCGCAAGGCATCGGCCTGGGTGATGCGCTACCTCGTCACCGAAGAGATTGAGAAGGGGTGGTAGCCATGGAGTCTACGTACTACGCCCTGAACGATTCAGCGGCCCGTGCCGCCCACAACGCCAACAGCATGAGGCCGTACCGCTCGGACGATGCGGACTACCGCGCGGAGGTTGACGAGGCTTACCAGCTCGCCGACTGGGCGGCAAAACGCAACCCAGAGCGGGCAGAGGAAGCGTACGACCTCGCAGGCCGCTACGCCCAGCGCCTCGCCGCTTGGTACAACGAGGGCTACCGCATAGATAGCATGTGCCCCTCCGTCCTCATTTCAGGCGCGGCGAACTTCCCCGTGCGCAAGAAGGAGCGCCAGAACGCCGCCCGTGAAAAGCACATGGAGGAGTACGAGAAGCTCAAGGACACCCTCGCCAAGATTCGGCGCATCGGCACCGGTGCTGATATCATCAAGTCTTCGGACGCGAACGCCGCCGACAAGCTCCGGGCGAAGATCGAGCTGCTTGAGAAAAAGCACGAAATGATGAAGGGCGTGAACGTATATTATCGGAAGCACGGGACGCTCGACGGTTGCGAACTTCTCGATGCTGAGGCGCTTGCAGAAGCGAAACGCAGTATGGAAGCATGCTCTTGGAGCAACGTTCCGTTCCCGGCCTTCTCCTTGTCCAACAACCGCCAGAGTATCAACGCCGCCAAGAAGCGCCTCGCGGCCATCGAAACCCAGAAAGCGGAAGGCACCGCAGAGCGCGAGGCGGTCATCAAGGGCGAGAATTGCCGGGTTGTGGAGAACGTTGAGCTGATGCGGTTGCAGCTCGTGTTCGACGGCAAGCCAAGCGACGAAGCACGCGCGGCGCTCAAGCACTGGGGGTTCAGGTGGTCACCCAAGAACGGCGCATGGCAGCGCCAGCTCACCAACAACGCACGGTTCGCACTCAAGCAGCTGGCGAAAGAATAGCCTCGATGATACGATGACGGGTAAGTCGCCGAACAAGAAAAGGAGCAAGGCATGACGTACACATACGCAGCGACCATCACCGAGCAGGACGGCGGCTGGTTCGTGTCCTTCCCCGACTTCCCCGGCGCTTACTCGTTCGGCTCCACCATGCAGGAGGCGTGCCGGGGGGCAGCCGAATCGCTGCGGCTCACCATTGCGGAGCACATCGACGGCGGCCTTCCCATCCCTGAATCCAGCATCGAGGCCAAGCCAGAGGCCGTGTTCTGCGTGGAGGTGAGCGACTACTACATCGCCCGCACATCGTGCATGACCGTCACCGAGGCAGCAGCAGAACTCGGCGTGTCCCCGAGCCGAGTGAGCCAGCTCCTCAGCAGGGGACAGCTCGAGGCGCGCGAGCTTGACGGCCAGCGCCTCGTGACCATCGAGAGCATCAACCGGCGCAAGGCCAACCCGCCAGCACCGCATCGCCCAAAGAGGCAGGCACCGCTCGGATACCGTGTCGCTGGCGACGGCACGTTGGAGCCAGACCCCGAGACGGCACCCAAGGTGAGGGAGGCGCTTGAACGCTACGTGCGGGACGGCGACAACGCCTATTCGGGAGAGCAGACCCCCTAACCCCCGCTGGAACTGAAACACCAGGTCGCAACCCCCGCGCTTTCCCCCAAAAAGACGTGCGCACGAAATTGGGCAAAACCGTCCCGCTAAGGCCGCCGGGTATGTCCCGCTAAGTCTTACACGATTCATAAACTCCTTTCAACGACGAAAGGAGTTTTTTATGCCGGTACTCGAAACCGTGCTGGTTCCGGTTGACGCGCTGGTTCCCTACGCGAACAACGCGAAGGTTCACACCGAGGCACAGATCAAGCACATACGCAACTCGATCAAAACGTTCGGGTTCTGCGACCCGGTTGGCGTTTGGACGCGTCCGGACGGCAAGATCGAGATAGTCACAGGCCACGGCTCCGTGATCGCCGCCAAGGAGGAGGGCTTTGCAGAGGTGCCGTGCAACTTCCTCGATCATTTGAGCGACGAGGAGCGCCGGGAGTACTGCCACGTCCATAACCAGACGCAGCTTGAGACACCGTTCGACTACGAGGCGCTGACGGCGGACATGGACAACCTGGGCCTTGACTGGGAGAGCTTCGGCTTCGAGAAGTACTGCTATTCTCCCGAAGCTCTGTTCGAGCCGGAACAGCAAAAGGACGACGAGCCGAAGCAGGATGAAAAGCCGGAACCTCGCACTTGCCCAAACTGCGGATACGTGCTTGGCGGGGAGTCCGACTGATGACCAAGGTTCATTTCGCGGGAAGCGACAACGCGCCCCCTCGCATAACGGCCCTCAAGGCGGCTGGCGTGCAGTACAGGCTTTTCACGTGCTACCCGTTCGTAGCCGGTAAGAAGCAGGGCGACGACATGAGGGTGAGCGGCCTGCACGAGACGAGGCCGGGTCTGTACAGGCACGTGATCATGGACAGTGGCCTTTTCACCCTGATGTTCGGAGCGCAGAGCGGTGCCGTGCAGGACGAGGCGACTATCGCCGCCTGGCAGGACAGGATAATCGAGTTCGTCACCGCAAACGACGTCCATGCCTCCATCGTGGAGTGCGATTGCCAGAAGATCGTATCGCCGGAGTACGCGTGGGAGCTTCGCACGGATTTGAGGGCGCGCCTGCCGGACAGGGAGATCATCAACGTGTTCCACCTCGAGGACGGCAAGGGCGGGTTCGAGCGCCTGGCCGAGTTCTCCGATTACCTGGCGATCAGCGTTCCCGAGCTTCGCATAGCCCAGCCTCGCAAGTACAGGCAGACGGTATCGGCGCTCACGAGGATGGCGAAGCGCATCAAGCCGGGAATCAAGATACACCTCCTTGGATGCACCGAGCTTGGGCTGCTGCGCCAGAACGACTTCTGCGACAGCGCGGACAGCTCGTCGTGGCTTTCCCCCCTCAGGTACGGGTATCTGAAATCGAACCACATCAAGAACCTGCGGAAGGACGTAGCCAGCGAGCGCATGGAGCTGTGCGGGAGCGTCGCTCTCGGGCTTGGCTTCGACCTGTCGGACAAGGCGGTAGCGGATGCGTCCAAGGCGAGCGTGTGCGCCTCGTACAGCAAGCAGCAGTACGAACGTGCTGCTGGAAAACAAGATTAGGAGGAGCTGCAGTGCAAAGGAAACTGGAAGTGATGGCGACGTGCAGGCTGGTCGGGTTCCACCGGTGGGAAGGGGCGTCGGGCAGGTACGGGTACCTGGGCGACAGGCACCGCCACGAGTTCGTGATCGCCTGCCACAAGCGCGTTGACGGGCCTGACCGCGAAGTCGAGGTGAACGACCTCAAGGAGGATGTTGAGCAACACCTGATCGACGCCTACGGGTGGCCCTGCGAATTCGGGGGCATGAGCTGCGAGCAGATCGCGCTCGAACTGTGCGAGTAATTCGACCTTTCGGAATGCCGCGTGCTCGAGGACGGGCTTTGCGGCGCAATCGCGAGATAGGAAAGACATGAAGAACAAGAGAAACATGCTGGTGGTGCTCGCTGCTGTGTATTGCTGCTGCCTCATCCTGTCAAACATCCTTGCGGCGAAGCAGTGGGGGTTCCTGGGCTTCACGTTCACCGCCGGAGTGCTGGTTTTCCCCGTCGTCTACATCATCAACGACATGGTTACGGAGGTGTACGGCCTCAAGGTGGCGCGCATGGTGATCGTGCTCGCGTTCTTGACAAACCTCTTTGCTTCGCTCGTGCTCATGCTGGCCATTTGGCTTCCAGCAGCTCCGTACTACGCCGGTCAGGAAGGCTTCGCCGCAACGCTGGGAACAATGCCTAGAATGCTGCTGGCAAGCGCGCTGTCGTACTTGGCTGGCAGCTTCCTCAACGCGTCCATAATGGCGAAGATGAAGCAGCGCGACAACGCTAGGCTGATGAGGCGCTGCGTCGTCTCAACCGTGTTGGGCGAGGCGGTGGACATGACCATCTTCGGCCTTATTGCCTTCGCTTTCTCCATTCCCTGGGATGCTTTGGCCTTGCTGATCGTCACGCAGGCTTTCTTCAAGATAGCCTACGAGGTGGTCATTTACCCGGTCACGCGCAAGTGCATCATGTGGGGCCGCGCGCTTGATTAAACGCTGCGAAATATGCGGTCGCGAGTTCGCGGCGAAGCGGAGAACCGCCAAGTACTGCTCTGAGGCGTGCAAGAAGCGCTATCAGCGCGGAACGGCGGTTCCTCCGCTTTCGCCTACCGACCCCACGTTTTCAATGCCCCGAGAAGCAGTCTTGAAGGCCGTGCAGGACGCCCATGACGCGGCGGGCGACCTTTCGCGCGCATCCATGCACACAAGCTCCCCCCTGTGCCATTCCCTGGCACGCGTCGCCCGCGCAATCGAGGAAGCGCTGAGGGGTGAGGGCCTGTGAAAGGTGCGAAGCCGAAGAGCGGCGCGATACGTCGTGGTGCGAAGGACGGATACGGCCTGGCGGCTCCCGAGCGCTCTGGCATCGAAATGCCCGAGGAGGTGGAGGCAGACCCCGTTCAGCGGAAGATATGGCAATGGATTTGCCCGCCGACGAACAACTTCACGCAGCAGGACGTACCGTCGCTGATGGCATTGTGCTTCTGGCACGCAACCTTCCTGCAGGCAAAGGAATCCATCACGTCTCCAACCGGGGACGGGACGATAGCGATATACGACAAGATAGGCGAGAAGCCGTTCCCCGGAAAGGACGGCAAACCGCTTCCTCTCGTCAAGAAGCATCCTGCGATAACCATCATGAAGGAGGCAAGCTCGGAGATACGCGCCCTCTCCGACCAGCTTGGCCTATCCCCGCTCGCTCGCTCCCGCATCGGCCTCATGGACGCCGCCACTGTCAAAACGGCTGCGGACACTGCCGCCATGTTCCGAAGCATCGATGCCGCCTATTGCATCGACGGGCCTGACGAGCCGCTTGAGCTTGAGGCAGAGTATGAAGCGGACTGATACGCAGTACTCACGCGAAGGGCTGATGATCGCGCGCGACTACGAGCACTGCCTGTCCTCCATGTGCTGCCATGTGTCGAACGACAGCTACTATGGGAGGCCCTTCCTGCTCGAGCCGTTCCAGCGGGAGAACATCTGGAAGCCGCTTTTCGCATGCGGCGAGGTCAAAGACGGTGCGTTTCAGCGCAGGTTCCGGCGCGCCATCATCGGACTGCCCTCCGGCATGGGAAAGACCGAGCTTGCCGCCGGTATTGTGCTCACCATCGCCACCATGGAGGTGCGCTACAACGGGCAGTACGGCGTCGTCGCATCGACCAAGGAGCAGGTGCGCAACATCTTCGAGAAGATCGGCACCATGATCAAGCTCAACGACACGCTCTCCCAGCAGTGGGAAATCCAGAAGAACGTGATCGTGCACAAGGAAACCGGCGCGAAGATCATGGTGCTGCCGAACAAGGCCGACGCCCTGGAATCGTGGCACTTCAACGTCTTGGTGTTTGACGAGCTGCACGTTTACCGCGACGACAAGGTGTGGGCCGCTGGCCTCAAGGGACAGAAGGTGCTCGAAAACCCCCTGTCCATCGGAATCACCACCGCTGGCGATTCCCGCGAGGGCTTTTTGTGGGACACGCTGGAGAAGGCCGACGACGACCCCGGCATGTACCTGTACTGGCTCGGCTTGGACGACAGCGACGACATAGACAACCCCAAGAGCTGGGAAAAGCTCATGGTTGCGTCATGGGTGACGTGGGAGAGCATCCAAGACCAGCGCGGCTCCGCATCATCCAAGCGGGCGTTCGAGCGGTACACCGCGAACCGGTTCCCGAAGGACAAGGACGCGTACTCGTGCTTCACCACTCCGCAGATCGACGCATGCTGCCGCAGAAAGAACGATTTCGACTTCACGAAACCCTTCACGCTCGGGATTGACGGAGCGACGGGCGGGGACAGCTTCGCCATCATCGCCTACCAGGAGCGCAAGGACGCTAGAGGGAAGCTCTGTGCCTACACGCGCGAATGGGTGTTCGATGAGCCGGGCGATTCGGGCCATTACGATATCACGCAGATCATGGAGCTTATCGCCGACCTGTACCAGAAGCATTACCCGGAGGTGGTGGGAATCGACCCGAACCGGATGATCGTCATCGCCCGGCAGCTCGAGGACACCTACGGCGTTGAGACGGTGAGCTTCGCCCAGAACAATCCCACCATGTGCCAGGCAACCGCGCTCGTCCTGATCGAGGTGAAGGACAAAACGCTTCGGCTCAAAGGCTGCAAGAAGCTGCGCCGCCACCTGCTCAACACGGTGGAGGACGACAAAGGCTCCTTCGGCGTGCGTTTCGGGAAGGATTCCAAGCGCAGCAAGATCGACGCCGCAATCGCGCTTGCCATCGCCATGCTCGCGTACAACACACAGGTGCGCGGCAAGGAGAACATGGTTCAGTTCATGTGAGGTCTTACACGGTTCCTAAACTCGGTGCAAATCGAGAAAGGAAACCAGTTGGGCGCGATCATGAACGCAATCCTGAACAAGGTGCTGCCCGGCCACAGCTTTGGATGGGTGCCGAGCCTCGATCAGGGACGGCAGGACACCAAGCTGATGGGTTATGCGGCCCTCTACTCCGTGGCATACATGGCGTGCGAGCAGACCAAGGCGCGCACGCTCGGATCCCTGCCCGTCTCTGCCTACCGCAGGACGGACAACGGCAGGGTGCAGCTTTACCGGCACCCGTTGACGCGCCTGCTGTCCGGCATGGCCAACGAGGCCATGTCCGGCCAAGACCTGCTGCACTGGGCGAGCATCAGGCGTGACACTTTCGGAAACGCCTACGTCTACGTGGAATGGTTCCACGGGGAGCCTGTTGCCCTCTGGCCGATCATGTCAGCCGTCACTCCCGAATGGAGCAAGCACGCCCCGAAGGGAAAGCGCCTCACATACCTCGTGGCATCCGGTGACGACTTCGTGCCAGCCGGTAGGTACTTCAACGACGAGGTTGTGAACATCAAGACCGCCGTCACCAAGAACGGCTACGAGGGCGTTTCCCTGGCGTCGCACGCAGCCAGCGAGATAGGGCTGTCAGTCGACCTCGAGCGGTTCTACTCCTCGATGCTCAAGAACGGGAACCACCAGCTCGGCCATGTCGAGGTGCCGGATGGCAAGACGACGCCTGAGGACTTGGCCAGCTTGCAGCGCGCGATAGAGGCGAAGCGCGGTGTGTCGGAAGCGGGCAAGACCCCCATTTTCAGCCACGGCGCGAAGTGGGTCACGACGCAGCAGACCATGAAGGACGCATCGCTGATCGAGCAGCAGACTTGGGTGCTGCAGCAGGTGTGCCGTGCAACGTGCGTGCCCCCGCAGAAGGTCTACGACATGACGAAGCAGACGTACAGCAACGGCGAGACGGCGCGCATCGACTACGCGACCGACACAGTTTCCCCGGAGACGGTGGCAATCGAGCGAGCTTTCCGCCCCGTGCTGGATTCGATGGGAGGCAAGGACGAGTACCTGCGGTTCAACCTGGGCGGCCTCATGCGCGGTGACAAGAAGTCCCAGAGCGCTTTCTACCGCGAGATGGTGTACCTGGGCGCATACACGCGAAACGACGTTCGCGAGCTGGAGGAGAAGAACCCGCTCCCCGGCCTGGACAAGCCCATGGTGGCGCTGAACTACGGCCTGGTCGAGCGCGACGGGAGCGTAACCGTGCTCTCCAAAGACGCCAAGGAGCCTTCGGACGGCAACCAGACGACAACAACCGACAAGTAGGAAGAGGAGCATCGATGTTCGAAATCAAGAACGAAGCTGGCAGGCAGCGGGCGGAAATCTACCTGTACGACCGCATAGGGGTCAACTGGTGGGGCGAGGGCGTGAGCGCGAAGGAGTTCTCGCAGGCGCTTGACGACCTGTCGCCCAAGCCCGTCGATATCCATATCCATAGCGGCGGCGGTGACGTTTTCGAGGGTTACGCGATGTGTACCGCCGTCCAAAGGTACGAGGGCGAGACGGTGGCGTACATCGACGGTCTTGCTGCGTCGGCGGCGTCGTACATTGCCGTGGTGTGCGACCGAGTTGTGATGGCCGACTATGCGCAGATGATGATTCACAAGGCGTCGGCGGACACATACGGGAATGCCGACTACCTTGAGAGAATGGCGGCGCGGCTCCGCGAGACCGACAAGACCATTTCCGGTTTCTACCTGCGTCGAACGAGCCTGGACGCCGAGCAGGTTGAGGCGTACATGGCCGAGGAACATTGGTTCAACGCCCAAGACGCCATGGCATGCGGAATGTGCCAGGAGGTCGTTCAGACCGAGGAGCGCATCGCTGCGTGCATACCCTACGACATTGCGAAGCGATACCGAAACATCCCTGGAAACATCGCCGTGTCGAAGCGCGATGACGACGAAGCTGGCGTGCCTGGTTTCGCCCCCGCATCCGTGGAGGCCGAGAACCAGGGCGCATCTTACACGGTTTCTAACATTACCGAAAGTTCGCAGGAAGCGAAGAGCGCGGAGCAGGAAGGCCCGGCGTATGTGCTTCTGAACGGTCGAGTTTACGAAAGGAACGCCAATGCTGAACTCTAAGGAACTGTGGAACAAGCGAAAGCAGCTCTCGGAAGCGCAGGCATCTTGCATGAACGACGGCAAGGTTGACGAGGCGCACATCATCCAGGGCCAGATCATCGAGCTTGACGCCACCATCGAGCACGTCATCGCCGAGGAGGACGCCCTGCGCTCCTCCGGCGGTCGCAACCCTCTCGTAAACAAGGACGCCGGGCCGTTCGCTCAGCGCATCCTCGGCCCGCGAGACGAGTTCAAGCCGCTCGATATCAGCTTCATTAACACCGCGCCCGTTTACGTGCCCGGCCAGAAGGAGATCGACACCGACCTGCCCGCGAAGCAGGCCATGCTGCTGGCGCAGTTCGCGGCATCGCTGCCGGAATCCAACGGCGTCGGAAGCATCGAGTACAAGCAGCGCGGCCAGCAGACCGGAAAGCCCGAGACGTGGAGCGAGCCGACCGAGGGAGCGTCCGCCGCCAAGGCGTCCATCAACTACACGTGGGTGGACAAGGTGGCCATCAAGGAGACCATCGCCGGAACGGTGCCTATTTCCGAGGCGTCCCTGGCCGACTACGACGAGCTGTACTCCATCATCCAGAACGACCTCCTGATCGACCTGAACGAGCAGATCGACACGCGCTACCTGCTCGGCAACAAGACCAGCACTGGCATCGTCGGCGTGCTCAACACCCAGGGCATCCTGAGCTGGACAGAGGGCGCGGCTGGCCAGTACTTCGAGGTCATCCGCAAGATGCGCACGCGAATCATGCGTGCTCGCCGCATCCCCACGCATGTCTGCGTGTCCCCGGAAATCAAGGAGGCAATCGACCTATACAAGACCGAAACCGGCCTGTACCAGTACCTTGGAGACGGCATCCTTTGGGGCATGCAGGTCATCGAGGATATCAACTGCGGCGGCATCCTGTGCTATGACGCGTTCGCGGCAGAGCGCAAGAACATCCACGGCGTGACCGTCAAGTTCGGCACGGTCAACAACCAGTTCAATGAGAACGAAATCACCATGCGCGCCGAGGCGACCAAGGCGCTCAAGGTCAAGATTCCCGAGGCGTTCTGCTACGGCACGAAGGCCGACATTGACAAGGCGGTGGCCTAGATGTTCACGGCTGAGGAGCGCATCACCATTGACGGCAGGCTTGCGGCGTTCGCGGGCGAAACTATGTCCGAGGAGGAAGCCGAGGCCCGAGGTATCACCGCCAACATCGCGAAGCGCGGACAGGGCGGCGACGCGCCGAAGAAAACGGCGAAGCAGGTGCTCGTGGACGAGGCGCGCGAGCTTGGAATCGAGATTCCGAAGAACGCGACCGCCGAAAAGATCAAGGAGCTTATCGAGCTGCACAGCGCTGATGCTGGCGACGGCGAAGATGCCGGAAGCGGCGACGGCCAGGGTTCCGACGACGGCGCAAAGACGGCTGGCGAGTAACCATGAAGGTCATGCCCGATACCACCATCAGGATTGCGAACGCGGAAGCGGTTTCGCTGGAGCTGGACGTGGATACGCGCCTCGGCGCTGTCCGTCTCCTGCCGCGCTTGGGCGCGGTGCGCGAAATCCCCCTCACCGGAAACGCCTTCGGCTTCCCCAAGTTCACACCCCCGGACGCGGTGAAGATCGAATGGCTTGAAGCGTCCGGCTCCGACGAGGCCGCTTTCGTGTCGCGTGCTGAGGTGGTGTCGCGGCATTACTTCGCCATCAGCGATCTGCGTGGCTACGGTGACGGGCAGGACGACTTCGGAGACGAGGAGAAGTACCCTGAGGCCCGGCTTTGGGCCGTGCGCCAGGCTGCCGAGGAATCGTTCGAGAAGGCGGCGCACCGCGCCTTCGTCCGCCGCCTGGGCGAGACGACGGACTACGGGCGCGACATGTTCATCAACCTCGCCCACTGCGATGTTTCGCGCCTCGTCTCGGACGGGTACGTGCTCGCAAGCGATTGCCAGGTGGAGCGCGACCCCAACTTTTTCGGCAGGCCCTTCCCGCGCCCAATCGAGTACGTGTACGGACTTGACGACATACCGTCCAAGGTATCCAGCTCCGTGCTGACGCTTGCGGCGTACTACCTGCGACCCAGCAACACGGCAGACCGGGCAACCGGCGAAAGCTCCGAGGCCGGGTACATCCACTTCACGCTCGCCGGAATCGACGGGGCGACCTCCCTTCCAGAGGTCAACGCGACCGCTGACCAGTTCGGGCGAAAAGGGGTGATGGTGTGGTAATCCCGCAGATCGCCGCACTGGACGCCCTCTACAAGAGGGTTTCCGGCTTCTTCTCGTCGGAATCGTTCAGCGCCGTCTACCCGGACGCGGTTGCTGCTCCTGTCGTGACGCAGGGCTTCCCGAAGAACGAGCAGCCATTCTACGTCGCCGTTGACGAGATAGTGACCGATGCCCAGCCGGGCAAGGGAGCTTCGACAGGGCAAGCGGAAATGGAGTTCTCCGCGAACGTGTGGGTGTGCGCCCGCCATGCCGACCTGGTGAAGGCCGCGAACACCGCAATGTCCTACGCGGACGCCGTTATCGCCTGCGTGCTCGCCGACCAGACGATGAAGGGAGCGGTTGACCTTGCGGTTCCGAGCATCACCGGCGGAGGTACGGCTGCGGACGGCGACCGGAAGTACCTCGCAACCGAGGCGCTGACCGTGACGTTCAAGGTTTGGGCGGTGTGCCCGAACGAGGTAAGGGAGGTTCTGCGTGAAGGCGACCTGTGATTTCACGGCAATGTTCAACGGAACGGCTTACAAGCTCAAGAAGGGCGCTGCGTTCCGAGGAAGCAAGGAGGCCCAGGCCCACTTCGCCGCGCTCGGGCTGATCGGAAAGGAAGCGAAGAATGATTAACACCTCTATCGGCATGATCGGCGTTGCCCTGCAGGCTGACAAGGCGACCCATGCCGCAGCCCCGACGTTCTCCCACGGCCTCACCGGTGGAAAGACGTTCCAGCTCGACCGGTCGGTGGAGAACGCGAACGTCGCGTGCGGCGTGCGGGCCGGGACGGACAGCTACGTCAAGAGCATCGTGCCCGGTCTGGACTACGAGACTTACGGCTACGCCGACGTGCTTCCGCTGTACTTCTACGCTGCAATGGGAAACATCGCGTCAGCCGTCAACGAAGGCGGTTCCGGGCACAAGCACATCATCACGCTGGGCGACACGCTGCCATACCTCACGTTCTGGGGGAGAATCGGCGGCGAGTACACGCGCGTTGACGGCGGCAAGGTGGACACCTTGGAGCTTGAGTTCGAGGGCAATTCCCCGCTGTCCTTCGGCGTGACAGTCATAGGCATGGACGCCGAAATCGGCATGTCGCAGTTCCCCGGCAACATCGATCCGTCGTGCTTCGACGGCTACTTTGTGCCGACCGGCGGCACGTTCAAGCTGGAAACCTCCGGCGCGGAACCGGCACAGGCGGCGGTTCTGAGCGGCTCCCTCTCTCTCGGCAACTCCTGCAGCGCAGACCCGCTCGCTGGCCAGGTGATGCCATCCGACGTGACCGAGGGCAAGCTGACCAGCTCCGGCAAGGTGAAGGTGAAGCCCGATGACATGGGGCTGTACCGCAAGATGGTCACCGGCTCGGAATCCGGCACGAAGCCGACCGGCAGCATGGTCTACGGCTCGTTCTCGTGGGTGTTCAAGCATTCCAAGAACCAGGACATGACCATTTCCATCGTCGCCACCCACGTGCCGTTCAAAGCGGACTTCCCCGAGGTAGACCCCGAGGGAGGCGCAGCGGAAATCGAGTTCAGTTTTGACGATATCGGAATCACGGAGCGCAACGGAAGCCCCGTGACCGTGACCGTATGCAACAGCACGTCGCAGTACGTGAAGTAAACCGAAGGTAAGGAGACGAAAGATGAAGTACGGACTGGCCAAGAAGATCGACGTTTACAGCTTCGAGACGAACAAGCGCGACACCATCATCGCCCGCCCGAGCGCCTGGCACGAGGCCGCGCTGTGGGGAGCGAGCCGCAAGGGAGAAGCGGACGAGGCCGTGTCCGGCGTGGAGAGCACGTACACGTGGGCCTACTTCGCTATCAAGCAGGCGGGGAAGCTCGATGAGTACGGCCTGCCCGCCAAGCTCGACCGCAAGGCCATCCTCGCCATGATGGACACCATGACCGTGTACATGGAGGACTTGGAGGATGGCGACCTCCCTTTGGCGAAGTAGCCCGGTTCATCGCCAACACGGCGCTGGCTACCAGGCAAAGCCCTTACCAGCTGTGCAAGCTGCTGGAGGAGTACCCAGAAGTGTACGAGGCATATCTGCAAGCGATCTACGGGGGTGGTGACAAGCAGGATTTTCAGTCGCGCCGCGAAGCGACGCGCGACGCGAGAATACAGAGGTTGATGCGACGATGAAAACAGAGGCCGTCTATTTCAAGAGCGGGGCGTATGGGAACTTCGCGATTCGGATAGACGGCCTCGACCGTCTCATGAAGTTCCTCAAGACCGCGAACCCCGAGCTGCAGAAGGCCGCAAAGCGCGGTCTGAAAGAAGCGGTGTCGAACCCGATCTTGCCAGACGCCAAGCGCCGGGCAGGCTCCATCGCCGACGATGGGACGTTTGCGGCGTCTTTATCCGTGGCGTCGCGCGCGAACGGCGCATCGTGGGTGCTCAAATCGGACGACCCGGCGGCACCGGTGAAGGAGTTCGCCCGCATCGGCGCAAAAACCATCTCGTCGAAGGGGACGAAGCGGGCGAACGCCCGATACCGCAAGCGCTCCGGCGTCGGCGTCCCGCGCCGCGCGTTCGCACCGCGCGCCATGGTTCCCGCCGTCAACGAGAACGTGGACGAAGTGAAGTCCCGCATCGACCGCGAGCTTGAGAAGATCATGGAGCGGGCCAATGGGTAAGGCCTCGCTGAACATCGCCATATCAGGCTCCTACAACGGCAAAGCGGTGGAGCGGGCCGAGGCGGCCATGCACTCCATGAGCGTGACCGCTGCCGCCACCGCCGGTGGCATGGCGGGAAGCCTCGCGAACGCAGGTTCCGCAGCAGCGGAGATGGGCGGCAAGATATACAACGCTGGCGAGAAGATGGAGAGCGTCGGCGGCGCGGCCACGAAGTACGTATCCCTCCCCATCGCCGCCGCTGCGGTCGCCTGCGGCAAGGCGGCGGTCGATATCGACACGGCTCTGACCGGCGTGCGAAAGACCGTAGACGGAACCGAGGAGCAGTACCAAGAACTCAAGGACGCCGCCATAGAGTTCTCGAAAACCAACGCGGTGAGCGCAAGCCAAATACTCGATATCCAGGCCCTCGGCGCTCAGCTCGGGTTCGCGCGCGACGAGCTGCAGGAGTTCGGCGAGGTGACCTCCGGCCTCGATATCGCGACGAACATGAACGCCGAGCAGGCCGGAACCGAGATGGCCCAGTTCGCGAACATCACCAAGATGGCGCACGGGCAGATATCGAACTACGCATCCGCAATCGTCGGCTTGGGGAACACGTCTGCCACCACGGAATCCGATATCAGCTCCATGGCCATGCGCATCGCCGCAGCTGGCACGCAGGTCGGCATGAGCCAGGCAGATATCCTCGGCGTGTCGGCTGCCCTCGCGTCCATGGGCGTCGAGGCCGAGGCTGGCGGCACCGCGATATCGACCATCATGTCAAACATCGACAAGTCGGTGGCGAAAGGCTCCGACGCCTTGAAGGGCTGGGCCGATCGGGCTGGTATGTCAACCGAGGAGTTCACCTCGGCCATGGCTTCCAACGCCGACCAGTTCAAGTCCCTCGCCGATTCCGCTGGCATGACGGTGAAGGAGCTTTCGAAGGAGGTTCTCGACAACTCAGACGCGCTGTCCACTTGGGCCTCCACCGCCGGGATGAGCGCCGACGAGTTCTCCGCAGCGTGGAAGGACGACCCGGTTCAAGCCCTCGCATCCGTTTTCAGCGGCATGGAGGCGGCGACGGAGGCCGGGGGCAACATGTCGCTGATGCTCGAGGACTTGGGCATCGACAGCATCAGGCAGACGGACATAATGAAGCGCCTCGCTGGCAACTCCGAGCTTGTGACCAAGAGCGTGGCCACCGCCAACGACGAGTGGGAGAAGAACACCGCCCTGCAGAACGAGGTGGACAACCGCAACGAATCCATGGCGGCGCGCTTCGAGATTTTGAAGAACAAGGTGACGGCGGTAGCCGAGAGCGTTGGGACGCCGCTCGTGAATGCCGCGCTCGAGTTCGTTGACGCCGCTCAGCCCGTCATCGACGCGGTGAGCGGCGCAGCCGACGCGTTCGCCGACATGGACGAGCAAGACCAGCGGATGGTCGTCGGAATCGCCGCCGCCGTCGCTGCGTTCGGCCCGGTCGTAACCGTGCTCGGAAAAGTGACCAAGGGCTTCGGGAGCCTGGTCGTCGGCGTCGGCAAGGGCATGCAGGGCCTCAGCACCTTCGCTCGCGGAGCCGACGGGGCAGCGTCTGCCGCGTCCAGGCTCGAAGCAGGTGCGAAGGCCGGAGCGGGGGCGACCGAGGGCGTCGGGAAGGCCGCAAGCGCGATGGCGAAAGCTACCGGCGCATCGACCGCAGCAGCATCGAAATACGCGACATCTGCTATGAAGCAAGCGGAAGCTGACGTCCAGGCCGCCATGTCTGCAAGGAACCGCGCAATGTCGCAACTGCTCCTTGCGCAGAACAACGAGTTCGTTGCGAAGGAATCTGGCAAAGCGAGCGAAGCGGAAATGGCGGCGCTCAGGAACACGACGCGCGAAGCGCAGCGCAAAGTCGAGGCTGAAAAGAACGCGGTCAAGGCAGCGTTGCAAAAAACCGATGCGTTAAAAGTTTCTGCGGAAGCAGAGAGCAAGCTGGAAGCGGCGACCAAATCCAGCACCTCAACGACCAAGGCATCGGAAGCAGCAACAAAATCAAGCGCAGCCGCAACCCGGAACGCTGGGAAAGCTGCCAGCACGGCGGCATCTGGGACGGGCCTCCTCGCCAAGGGCATGAACCTGCTGAGCGGCGCATGCAAGGCGACGGCCATAGGGCTTGCCGTCACGCTCGTGGCAGACCTCGCAGCACAGCTGGTGTCCTACGCTGAACACCAGAGGCTCGTTGAGGATGCGACCACCGGCATGATCGACGCCATGGGTGCCATACAGGAGGCCTACGAAGGATATACGCCGAGCGTCGATGCCGCAACCGAAGCGCTTGGCGGCAACGCCGCGAGCGCCGACGAATGCCTGCGCGCGCAGGCCGATCTGGCAAAGTCCATGAAGGACACATGGGCAGAAACAGGGGCAACGGCTGCCCAGGTCGATTACTACGCGGGAGTGATCGAGGAGCTGGGGGGCAAGGGAAGCCTGACTGCCGCAGAGCAAGCGAAGCTCAAGGATGCCGTCGAGCAGTTCAACGGGATAGCGGGAAGCGCCATCGAGGTCACCAACGCCCAAACGGGCGAGCTGAGCGAGCAGGCTGGCAGCGTGCGCGACCTCGCCGCCGCATACGTTGAGGAGGCGAAGGCGCAAGCGGCGCGCGAGCTGTACGCCGAGACGACGAAGCAGCTGCTGCAAGACCAACTGTCGCTTGAGGAGGCCACCCGGCAGCTCGCAGACGCCGAGGAGGGGTTCGGCATATGGCTCGGCGACTTCCCGGTGCTCGCGGACGAGAGCAGCGTCAAGTACCACGAGATGCAAGCGAACGTGAACGACCTGCAAGGCGCGGTGGACAGCGCAACGGCAACGCAGGAGCAGCTGCTTGGCGTCATGTCTGCCAGCGCACCCGCCTTCTCGACGCTCGACGCCGCGCTTGGCGACAGCGCCGCGCAGATGGAGGGATTCGGCGACGTTTGCAGCACCGAGCTTGCTGGCCTCGAAAGCAGTTTCGACGGTTCGCTCACCTCGATAGTCAACGCGTGCAGCACGCAGGGCGTCGCGATACCGAGCAGCCTTGCAAGCGCCATCACGTCAAGCTCCTCGCTTCCGCAGGGGGCGCAGCAGATGATGCTCGACGCCATGGTGTTGCAAATCCTGAACGGAGATGTAGAGGCCGCCGCAAAGGTGCTCGGGCACGACATTGACGACGGCCTGAAAGCCGGTATCGAGGGCAGCGCGGAGATGCCAAAAGAAGCTGTCGGCATCATGTCGCAGGAAGTCATCGACCGAGCCAAGAGCGAGTGGGAATCCCATTCCCCCAGCCAGGTCATGCACCGCCTCGGCGGCGACATCGACGCGGGCCTGTCGAACGGAATCAGCGAGAACACGAGCCAGCCGACAACGGCCATCGGGACGCTTGCGGGCCTGATGCAGGATGCGATATCGGGCCTCCCCGGCTTCTCGCACCAGACCGGAACGTCCTCCGGCTCGAACCTGGCAAGCTCCATCGGGAGCTTCGTCGGCTCCGTGGCAACATCGGCCAGCAGCCTGTTCAACTCCGCGACCAGGGGGATATCGGGCGCGCCCAACGCGTTCTCCTCGACGGGGGCGAACGCAGGCTCCAATCTCTCAAGGTCTATCGGCAGCTTCTCCGGTTCGGTCGCGTCGTCGGCTGGGAGCCTGTTCAGCTCAGCAAGACGAGGAATCTCCGGCACGGCTGGCGCGTTCTCGTCCACAGGCTCGAACGCGGCATCAAGCTATTCGCGCTCCATCGGGAACGCGTCGGCGATGAGCCAGGGACGCAGCCTGGCAAACACCGCGAAAAGCGGAATGTCGTCGGTGAGCGCACGCGGCGTCGGCTCGAACTTCGCATCCAGCTTCGCGAGCGGCATGGGCGGCGTGAACGTCTGGGGTGCGGCGTACCGCATCGGCCTCAACGCGCTCGGTGCCATCAAGTCGGCGCTCGGAATCGCGTCCCCGTCCAAGGAGGCCCGCAAGGTCGGCCAGTTCTTCGGCCAGGGCGCGGTGCTCGGCATGAGGGACGAGGAGAGCGCCATCGAGCAGCAGAGCAGGGCCATGAGCGAAGCCATGAGCATCGAGCCTGACGTGCGCGCAACGTCCAAGTACGTGACGCGCCTCGACGGCGAGCGCGGCGGCATGCATGGCGGCGTGACCATGAACGTGACGATCAACGTCACGTGCAAGGACGCCAGGGAGGCAACTCAGGCAGGGAAGAGCATCGCGAACGAGCTTTACACGGAGTTCGCGCGCAGGGAAAGGACATTCAGACGATGAAGTTCAATTACGGCCAATTCGGCTGCACGGGAATCATATACGACGGCGTGGACGTCTCGGACGCGTTCACCGTCGTTGACGTGTCCGTCCCGGTGCTCCCGAGCATCGAGGCGGTCACGCAGGAGCTTGCGCAGCGCCCAGGACAGTACTTCGCATCGCGGAAGGTCGGGACGCGCGAGGTGAAGCTGAAACTCGCCCTTGACGCCGAGAGCAGATGCCCGGTTGACATATTCAAGGCATGGCGCGACGTGTCGGGGGTGTTCAACAAGCCCGACCCGCGCCGCCTGTACCTGGGAGAGGGCAAGTTCATAAACGCGCTTTTCGTCGGTGAGAGCGAAATAGAAGATCAGGGGTGCAAGGGCGTGTGCGAGCTGACGTTCGTGTGCTTCGACCCGTTCTTCTACGGGGAGCGGCACGACGTCGCGCTTTCCGGCTCGACGGCCTTCAAGGTAATGGGAGGGGTAGGGGCCTTCCCCGTTATCGAGGCGACCGGTGCCGCCGGTGCCCTCACCGTCACGAACGAGGCGACAGGGGAGTTCGTCACGGTTCCCAACGTATCGTCCTCAACCAAGGTCGTAATCGACATGGCGGCGCAGCGGGCGACGGCGAACGGGGCATACGCCCCCGTCGATCTGCTGTCCGACTTCTTCATGATCGACGGCGAGGCCAGCATCCGGCTTTCCGGAGGCTCGGCGAAGCTCTCGTACGAGGAGCGCTACATATGATCAGGTTCACGGTGTTCGACCGGTGGGGCCTGCAGATAGGCACGCTTCCCCAGGTCATCGAAGCAGTGCACAAAGACGAAATCAACGGCGAGGACAGCTTGACGCTCGTTCTGCCGTCGCCGTGCGACCTGGCGAAGGGCCAGCGCATCGTCTGGCGCGACAAATGGCTGGAATGGCACGAGCACACCGTGAGCGACATTAAGACCGTGCACGGCGAAGGCCAGCTCCTGACCACCGCCTACTGCGAGAACTCCATAGCGGAGCTGATGACCGACTACGTGGAGAACCTCCGACCGCAGGGCGCGAACGCCCAGCAGGCGCTCGAGAAGGCGCTTTCCACGTCAAGATGGCTCGTCGGAAGGGTCGATGACCTGGGAACGGCATCGACCAGCTTCTACCATGTGTCTGCCTACGAAGCCGTTGGGAGCGTGCTCGAGGCGTGGGGTGGCGAGGTGTCAACGACCATCGAGGTAGGCGGCACGCAGGTCGTCGCACGCAAGGTCAACGTCACGAAACGGCGCGGGCGGGACAACGGCAAACGCTTCTCCTGGGACAAGGATATCGTCTCAATCGAGCGCGAGGTGAGCGCCGACGACGTTTGCACGGCCCTGTACGGCTACGGCAAAGGGCTTGAGAAAACCGACGAGGAAGGCGAGTGGACGGGCGGCTACGAGCGCAAGCTGACGTTCGGCGACATCAACGGCGGACTTGACTGGGTGGGCGACGAGGCGGCGAAGCTCAAATGGGGCCTGCCGGACGGCAAGGGCGGCGTCAAGCACACGTTCGGAAAGGCCGAGTTCCCCGACTGCGAGGACAAGGCAGAGCTGCTCAGACTCACTAAGAACGCCGTCGCCGAGAGGAGCAAGCCCTACGTGGTGTACACGTCGAACGTGCTGAACCTCGCCGATGCCGGGTTCGAGTACGAGGACTCCCGCACAGGCGACACCGTTTCCATGGTCGACGGCGGCATTGACGAGCGCCTGAGAGGGCGCGTGCTCTGCGTCGAGCGTTACCTTTTCAACGAGAAGGCCACCGTCATGACGCTGGGGAACGTGTCGCGCTCGATCAGCAGCGTCATATCCGGTCAGACGGCAGACCTGAAATGGCTGCGCGACCACTCCGCATCATGGGACGGCGCGGCGTCGGTGACGGACAGCTACATCAACCGCGTCATCGACAACATGAACACCGCCATGAACGCGACGGGAGGCTACACGTACTACAGGCCCGGCGAGGGCATCATCACGTACGACAAGCCGGAGGGCCAGAACCCGACGATGGCCATCCAGATCAAGGGCGCGGGCTTCCGCATCGCAAACGCGAAGAAGAGCAACGGGGAATGGGACTGGCGCACGTTCGGAACCGGCGACGGCTTCACAGCCGACTGCATAACGGCTGGAACGATTCGCGGAGGCAGCGCCAATTGGAATCTTGAAGCAGGTCAATACGATAACGTCTACGTCATAGGCGAGAACCTTTCCTATACCGGTTCCGGCGTCACCACGTACTCGCAGAATATCGTACTCGTTCGAATGGATGCCTCGAACGCGCTTGGGGTGTACAAGGGAACACGCTCACGCTCCGAGTGGTCTGACGGCAGGGAGACGTTCGGTGCGATAACCGGGTTGACGCGGAAGGGCGGAGTGTTCGTTACGAGCGACGGAGAGGTGGCTTTCAGCGCCGACTACCTGGCCGCCAACCCAGCGGATATAGGCACCGACACCGGCACGCGCGTGAGGTTCGGCGCGCCGAACTCGGCCATAAACGGCGGGTTCTACTCCCAGAAGAAGGGCATCAACATGGGGACGCGCCTGAGCGAGGACTTGTGCATCGTCGGCGACACCATATACACCCGCAACGGCCTGACCATCAAGGACGCAAACGGGAACGCCATCACCATGAACGCCTCCGGGACGACCATCAAGGACGCCACGGGCAATTCAATCGCTCTCGGTTCGAGCGGCATAGGCATGAGGCGCGGCGCAAGCTACTTCGGCCTCCATGCCAACGGCGGCACATTCGGCGGCATGCAGTTCAGCGGGAGCAACGGCGCGAGCATGATGATCGGCAACATCGGTTCGTTCGACGGCATCAGCATCCTCACCAAGAACGGCAAGCTGCAGTGCGGCGTCCTCTTACAGGACATGTACATTGGCAGCGCCGATGGCAGCAGGGGAATAAGCATGGTGTGGGACAGCAAGATGAACGATGACGTGTTCGGGAACCTGTACTGGCGCGGCAGGAAGATAGCGTAAGGAGTTGACATGGCGACACTAGGCGTTGACGATTGGGCGCTTCGTAAGATCGAGCTGGACAATGCAGACCAGACGATACCCGACGTGCTGATCGCGAACGAAGGCGATGCTAAAGGGCGCGGCATCGACCTGCGGTTTACGCAGGGCGGCGTCGCCGCCTCTATGGCCGGGATGGCCGTATACCTCGCGTGGGGACACGAGCAGGGCGCTCAGGGACTCACGCCGTTCACCGCCGTCGATGCGAGCAAGGGGCGTTTCAAGGTCTACTACCCCGAGCAGATGCAACGCGCGGGAACCGTCATCGCGCGGGTGCTCGTGTACGTCGGCGCGAAAACGCCGATCACCGGGAGCCGCGACTTCCGCATCTTCGTGGAGAGTAACCCCATAGACGAGAGCGCGGCCATCACGACGGACGATTTCAGCGTGTTCAAGCTCGCGGTGATCGATCTGAACACGGCGAAGGCGAACGCCGATGCCGCCACGAAGAAGGCGGCCGACGCGGCCACGAAAGCGACGAACTCCGCGAAGAGCGCCGACACCGCCACCGCCAACGCGAACGTCGCGACGAAGAACGCCAACGACGCCGCGAAGGATGCGGCGGACGCCTCCGGAGAGGCCATCAAGGCCGCCAAGTCAGCCAACGACGCCGCGAAGGATGCGAGCGCATCATCTGACGAAGCGGACGCAGCAACGTTGAAGGCGGACGCCGCGACGAGGAACGCGGCGAACGCCGCATCGCAGGCGCAGGGGGCCGCCGGAAACGCGAACGCCGCCGCGAACGCGGCGCTGCAGATCGCCAACAGCATCGCCAGCAACAACGCCGGGGAAGGCGATATCGCGGACATGAGGGCGCAGATCGAAGTCCTCGGCCATCAGGTCGCAGAGCTTTCGGGGGCCTTCGTGCTCATCGGCTCCACGATCTACGCGCCAAGCTCCAAGGCGTCGCTTTCCGGCACGACCGTCACGCTCCCCACGAGCACCATCAGCGGGACGACGATCACGCTATCGTAAACGAAAGGAATCAAGCCATGGCCACAGCAAGCAACTTCAACGTCGGAGGCGCTACCGCCCAGATCGTAGACCAGAGCGCGCGGGACAACGCGCAGAGAGCCGTCAACAGCGCCGAGTACGCCCGCCAGGCAGAAACGGACACCTACGTCGGGCAAAGCCTGGCGTCGGCGTTCTCCGGCGAAATCGCGAATTACGCGAACGCGTGGGCATGGCTGCGCGCCCGCGCCCGCGCCGGGAACTTCGCAGGGCTGCGCGTCAAGGACTACATCGACGTAACGCTCACCAACGGCAACAGCGTGCGCTACCGCATCGGTGCCATCGACCCGTATTACCTGTGCGGGGACGCATCCAAGGGCCACCACGTCGTAATGGTTCCGAGCGCGCCGGTTGCCGTCACCGACGCCGAGTATCAGACGAGCAGCGGACAGTACATCTACTGGAACAAGGAGAACACAAACCAAGGAACGGCAGACAACCCGCATCCGTATCTCGTGAGCAACTTGCACAAGTGGGAAATCGAGGTGTACTATCAACAGCTGCCGCAAATGGTGAGAGATTGCATTCTCAACCAGCGCGTGCTGCTCGAGACGCGCTACAGCGCATCGGGCGCGCTCACGGCGTCCACAAGCTGGGGATGGGCCGACCTCGGGCCGGTGTGGTCGCCGTCCGAGATGGAGGTGTACGGCTGCTGCATCTGGGGCACCCCTGGCTACTCTATCGGCTTCGATTGCCAGTTCGAGATTTTCAAGCAGACGAAAGACCGCATCCAAGGTTCTCGCTTCCGTTGGTGGCTTCGCTCTGTGTCCGGGCTTTCCTCGTCCTACGTGTGCTGCGTCAACGGTGACGGGTCTGCCTACTACCCTGCCCCGGCGTACGCCTGGGTCCGGCCCCTTGCCCTGCTTCCTCGTCGGGTAACACCCGAAGCTGTATACTTCGCATAGACCGCCTTGCGCGGTCTATGCCCTTCGCCCGCGAAGCGGGCGGTTTCGTTTCACGATTTTGGAGGTCGGATGAGCGGGGTATACGAACGCAACCGAAGCGTTTCCGAGTACGAGTTTTTCCACAACGCGCTCAAGATACGCGTCGAGATAAACAAGCTCATGGTTTCGTCGTCCGTCGTCCCGAAGGCGTACCGCTTCTACAACGGCGTTCCCACCGTGGAAACGGCGCGCTCCATCGTCGCCAACATCAACAGGGCCGACGCCTTCTATCCCAACAACTCGTTCAACGCCCTCAAAAGGCGGGAGTACCTTTCGCTCGCAATCGCGGATTGCGAGCAGCTCCTGCTCGACCTGCAATGCCTGCTCGACATAGGGCTGAGCATCAACGTCAACCGCTTCGAGGCGGTGGTGGAGATGATCGACAAGGAGGTTGCTCTGCTCAAAGGAGCGCGGAAGAACGTGAAGGTCACGGGGAAAAGGACGACCGATGACCTGATCGAGGCAGCCGAGCAGGAGCTTGAAAGGCTCCGTGCGCTATAATGCTTCCCGGTCGTGCCTCGAATCTCGCATCAACTGGTGGTTGCGTTCCGTGTCGGGTTCGTCGGCGTCTAGCTGCTGCAACGTCAACAGCAATGGCAATGCCAACTACAATGCCGCGACGAACACGTGGATTCGCCCCTTGCCCTGATTCACTCATTGCCAGACCGAGTAGGCCATCGAGCCGAAAGCCGAGCGCAGAGAGGAAGGGAGGCCCGACCGTCGGGCGAATGCCCGTAAATATGCACCCCGCGAGGGATGGCGGTCGCTTCTTGCATGGCGGGGCCTTGGGCTGTTCGGCTCCGTTTCATGCCAAGCCCTCACGCGGCTGGCGAACGGCCCAGTGCGAGCCGTGCGGGGTGCCCTCTTGAACTCCGGCGAGCGCCGCGCCGCGCGTCGAAAGCGCAGGGACGAGAAGAGGGCGTGCAGGAGGGCCGAGCGTCTGGAAAGCTGCACCATGGAGCGCGTGGCAGACCTCAACGCCCTCCATGTCGCCGCCAAGCAGGCTGCGCGCGGCGTTTCTTGGAAGTCGTCCATCCAGCGATACATGAAGAACGAGCTGCGCAACATCGTGCGCACGCGACATGACCTGCTCGAGGGCAACGACATGCACCGCGGCTTCGTTCATTTCAGCCTGTACGAACGCGGCAAGCTCCGGCATATCTCGAGCGTTCACGCCTCCGAGCGCGTGCCGCAGAAGTCGCTCGCGCAGAACGCCCTCATCCCAGCGCTCGCCCCGACGCTCTTGAACGCCAACACGGCGAACATCAAGGGCAAGGGAACAGACTACGCCATACGGCTTTTGAAGCACGACCTTGCGCAGCATTGGAGGAAGAGCGGGGTCGAAGGGTACATCCTGCTGGTTGACTTCTCTGACTACTTCGCTCGCATCGCCCACGACCCGCTGAAAGACATGGTGGAGCGCGCACTTGACGACCGCCGCCTGATCGACCTCGAGCACAGGTTCATCGACGTTCAGGGTTCGATGGGTTTGGGTCTCGGTTCGGAGCCGAACCAGATTTGCGCCGTGGCGTTCCCGTCGAAGATCGACCACTACGTGACCGAAATGCTGGGGGTGGAGTCATACGGGCGGTACATGGACGATTCGTACTGCATCCACGAGAGCAAGGAATACCTGCACGTCGTGCTCATGCTGATCGAGCGCGAATGCGAGAAGCTGGGAATAACAGTGAACCGCAAAAAGACGCGCATCGTGAAGCTGTCGCGCGGCTTCGTCTGGTTGAAGAAGAAGTGGAGCTATTCTCCAACGGGGAAGGTCGTCGTGCGCCTATCGCGCGAGGCCGTCACCAGGCAGCGCCGCAAGCTCAAGAAGCAGCGTGCGCTGGTTGAGAAGGGGCTAATGACGGTTGAGCAGGTTGAGAAGTCCTACCGGTCATGGCGCGGCGGCGCAAGCAGGCTCGACGCCCATCGAACTGTGATCGAAATGGACAGGCTGTATCGGGAGCTGTTCTGCCCGACGGACTGATCTTACACGCCTCCTAAAGTGGTTCCATCGCAGAAAGGATGGAACCATGACGCATGACGAGTTGCAGGGCCAGATCAACGGCTACAAGCTCCTGCTGTCGCAGACGGATTACAAGGCGTTGAAGCACGCCGACGGGGCGATGACCGACGAGGAGTACGAAGAGACGCGGGAGCTTCGGGCGCAATACCGCGAGAAGATCAACGACCTCGAATCTCAGCTCACGAAACTTCCCGCTGAGGCGGCGGTGTAGGCCATGGTTCAGGTCATCACGTCGGTGCTCGTCTGGGTCATCACCGGGCTGCTCGGCCTCGTGTGCACCGTGCTGTTCAAGCTGCTCAAGGAGGAGCGAGCGAACGCGAAGGCCATGCGCAATGGAATGCGGACGCTGCTCAGGAACGAGCTTATCAAAACGCATCGGGAATACGTTGAGTCGAGCGGCAAGTGCCCACTCGCCGTCAAGGAGTACACCGAGAGAACTTACAAGGCGTACCACGAGCTTGACGGAAACGGCACCGGAACAACCATGTACGAGGACATTATGGCGCTTCCTGTAGAGGGGTGAGACGCCGTGAAGCCAAAAGGAAGCACAGTCATCATCGCGTTCATGTATGCCACTTGGACGGGATATCTCGCTTTTCAAGCGTGGTGCAAGCTGACAATAGACGCGTTTTTGCCGTCGGAAGTCACCTACGGAACGGCGGCGCTCTTCATCGTGGAAACCGTGAGCCTCGCACGCCTGAAACTCGCCAAAGAGGGCAACCATCTACCCGCTAGAAAACAGAATCCTTTCTTATCGAAGATCGGCCTCGCCGAAGTGCCCGACTTCGAGGAAGAAGCCCAGAACGAGAGTGCAAAGCACGCGAAAAAGGAGGATTCATGACGAAAGAACAGCTCATCCAGAAGTTGACGAGCCGCAAGCTGTGGTTGTCGGTCATCGGCTTCGCCGTCGGCGCGGCGATGGTGCGCTTCGGGCTTGTCGATGAGGGAACGTCGCTGATGGTCGCGGCGCTCACCGTCGGAATCGGCGGTGAAGCGCTGATCGACGCCGCGCGGGCCATCGCCCAGAAGTTCATCACCACGACGAGCACGAACGTGAACGCAACCACATCGACGGCAAAGACGGTCGAGAAGATCGCGGGCGTGAGCGACGAGCCGAAGGAGCAGACGCAGTGACGCAAGAAAAGCTCGTGCTCATCCTGTTCGCCGAGTTCTTGGCGGCGTTCGCGCTCGTATCCGTCGCTGCTCTCGCCATCAGGCTCTCGCAACCTGTGCCGAAGATTCCGGTGCCGGAAGCCCTTTTGTTCTCCGACCACGCGATCTGCGACAGGCCGCTTTTGACGGACGAGCAGAAGCGCGAGGCGACCGAGTACGGGAGGGCCGCGTTCTGGTTCGACGGTACGCATTACGTGGTCGAGGACATACCCATCGAATACACCTTCAAGGAGTGACCAACATGGGAAACAAGCAGAAGTTCGTTGAGTTCGTCACCGAATGGTGCGAGGACGATTCGCACGGATACAGTCAAGTAAACCGCTGGGGGCCTGATTGCGATTGCTCAAGCCTCATGTACATGGCTGCGCGCGCGGCGGGCTACGATGTGCCGATCAGCGGGACGCGCTACACCGGCACCATGCTCAACCACTTTCAGGCGGCTGGGTTCGTTGCAGCCCCCTTCGACGGAAACCTGTACGATTGCCCGCCCGCCAGCATCGCGCTCAACGTCACGCACCACGTCGAGGCGTTCGTTGACTGGGGGCGCTTGGGCGGCGCGCACATTGACGAGCACGGAGGGGTGCAGGGCTGCTGCCCTGGCGACCAGACCGGCAACGAGGTGAGCGTAGGCCCGGCATACACGCCGTCCTACGGCTGGGACTACATCCTCCTGCCGCCGGACGACGACGAGTGGAGCGGCGACCGCGATGCCGTTCCCTCTGTCAACCTGCCGATGCCTAGATACCGCGTGTGGACGCGCGAGGACGGCTGGCTTTCGTGGCTCACGGGCCTGCGCTGCGATTGCTCTTGCGGCGACGATTACGCGGGCGTCGCCGGTCATTGGATTTACGACATGCAGTTTGCCGACCTCGGCCCCGATGGTTGGTACAAGATCGTGCGCGCCGACGGAACCGAGACGGTAAACGAATCGGGCAACACGGACAGTCCCATCGTCGGCATCGTCGTGTACTACAGCACGCCGGAACCAGGCGCGACCGGCTACTACAAGGCCGAGTACCGCGTGCATTGGCGGGGAGACGCGCCGGACTGGGGCAAGTGGGAGCACGATGACGAGGACGGCGGCGCTGGCAAGGATGCAGACAGCCCGCTTGACATGGTGCAGCTCACGCTTGCTAAGGCATGACCTCATGCAGCAAGAGGAACAATGATACCGATTGCTGCAGGTAGGATTATGATATTATGTTCGAATGCTTTATGCTTTGGGGAGCCAGAATTTAACGGCAGGCCAGACGAACAGTCTGGTCTGTTTTTTTATTCCGTCGCATCCGGCACCTTTCGCCTCGCGCACTTCGAAAAGTGCTGATCTTGTGTGCGAGCAAGTATCGGGCTCTGCTCCTCGGATTCTCCGTTGCAGGGCTTATACTGAGGTAGGCGACAACACGTCGCTTATGATCGCAACGCTGACAACACGGTTGCATGCGTCGCAGTATGAGCCCTTCGGGGTGGAAAGCTAGGTTTGTATGTCTCAAGGTACGGTTAAGTGGTTCAGCTCTGAAAAAGGTTACGGCTTCATCTCCCAGGAGAACGGCGAAGACCTGTTCGTCCATTTCAGCGAGATTCAGGGCGACGGCTACAAGAGCCTCGACGAAAACGCCAAGGTGGAATTCGTGATCGCGTCCGGTTCCAACGGCAAGAGCCAGGCCACGCAGGTGTGCGTGCTCTAA